TATGAGTCTGCCCGTGAAGTCTTATCCCCGGTAGGTCTCTCTGCATAAACAATGAAGCCTGCAAGACCTAGAATACTAGCCTGTGCAGACTCCTTTCCACCTGACCCCGGTTCCTGCTCCAGCCATATGATGGTAGAAGTTCCATCCATACGGGCCGTTTCCTGCACGATAGCCTCCCTACGCTCTGCAGTCCATCGTCCACGGCGGACATCTTCGATAATCCACCGCCCATTCATCAGCTGCAACATTTTAACACCAACAGTAAAAGCAGACCCCTGTTCTTTGGAACCTGCTTTATCCCAGTACCGCACTGAACGTAGTACATTACTAGGGTGAGGTAACTCGTCTATGATTTCAAAATTACCGACCTTAAACATTCCACCTCCTGGAGGAGTTGGGTCCTGACCGATCTGACCTGCATATCCATACTGTCCAAGGTCAGCTTCAAGGTCCTCAAGAACTTTCCATGGTAACCGGACAGGGTCCAACAGATCATCCTTGTAAAATTTGTAGAGTTCAGGTGGATTTATCTTTTCCTTATACCTGCGTGCATCTCCAGGCAGGCATATATGACGGATGTTTTCTTTACGCTTGGAAAGAATATGACCAGCAGGATCATCCTGATGCAATCGCTGCATAATGAAGATGGTTGGCGTTATGGCTTTATCCGTCTTACGGGTGGACAGCGTTTGTTCGCACCAGCGGTTAGCTGCTGCAAGTTCCAGTTCGCTCACGGCCTGATTAGGATTCAGGGGGTCGTCCACAATCAGAATGTCTCCATGAAACCCCGTCAAAGTACCCCCGACTGACGTGCTATAACGGCTACCTCCAGATATGATCTTGGGAGGCATGCCTGGTTGCATCACCTTTTTTACGATCTTGAAGTTACTCTTGGTATCCTTATCATCACGAATATCCAGATCAGGATACATTTCACGGAACTTCTGTGAACGTATGAGGTCACGGCAGTACTCTGCACTTTCCAATGAAAGGGTGTTCGAGTATGATGCACAAATAAACCTCATCCACGGCCACCGTGTCCAACACCAGACCGGATACATAATTGAGCACGTGATGGTCTTGGTCGTTCCAGGTGGAACGTTAATGATCATATCGTATTCCCGTGCCCTGCGGTCTCCAACCCGCTGTGCAACTGTCTCCAGTTCATGGCACAGGAACTCGATATGCCAGTTGGGATGAAATGAGTGTGCACTAACAACATCCCAGAAATATTCAAGGAAATGGAAGAGGCTACGATCATTAAGTGCACGTGACACTGCCACCGGGTTCTCCATAGCATAACGTAATAGTTCCTGCTTGGAAACGGTTTCAGCGGTATTTCGGGTTTGCACTTCCATGATTTTCTAACCTAATGCAATATTTTGAGCGATCTGGCGCAGACCGATTCTTTCCACCAGTTGCAATTCTTCAGTAGTTAATGCACCAAAATCGAATTTGTTGATGTTAATATTTGTATGTGCGATCTCACTCTTGCTAGTATCTGTCCATAACTGGGGCTGACGTGCACTCAGCCACTTATGTGCACTCCATGGATCTGGGATCACATGTTTGGTCACCACGCTCCTGACGACTTCCCCCTTGATCACATGCAAAACTTCCTCTTCATATGAAAATCCAGTTGCACGCTTATACAGTGATGCAGCCACCTTGGAATCTGCAATGATTTTTCCTTCATCCAACGCCTCCCGAAGTTCAGGCTTACTCTCCACCCACTGAAGAAACTTATCCTTGGACACTCCAAATGCACGTGCAATATCCTTATCTTCAGCTCCAAGTAACGCCATCTCAAATGCAATCTGCGGGAATCCATTACTCCACAACAGCGGCCTACCCACTTTTCCAGTCCTGTTTCTAGATCGCCTCATCTCCAGTTAAATTTACTTGATTGCGTAAATTTAATGGATTCAAACTATATAATAAATATACATGCACAATTATTTTTACGCAGTTCACTGCATCAAAAAATCCATCAACACTCCATATAATACAAATCCCACCAACGTGCACCCAAAAAAAAATTTTGATTTTCTTTAATACCTTCTTAAAAAGAACATATCATAAGATACCATAACAAAAAATCCCCCTATAATACCAGAGTAATTACCCTATTACCTTACTACCGATATGCATATGGAAATTTACCATATGAACTGGAAACGAGTTGCAAAAACCACTTGAAAACCAAATTTGGACTGCAGAATTTTCATGTGTGCATTCGGCGGAGTTCATAAAATGAATCTGCCGATGGACCGGGGGTGGTGGCTCATACCCCACTCCTTCCACCATCAGCGGTGGCTCCAGGGACCTTCCACGATACGTGGCCTGTCCGGTGGTTATGCATTGGAGGCATAGCCATTATGCACGTCTAAACTATCATCATACGGCGTGCAATATTATACGGACCAAGCCACATGCATGCGGTGCCCGTCCACACCCGTGCTAGGCATTTTAATAGGGTAATATAGGATATCATTATAGGTTACTATAGGGTGATATAGTAGGTTATTTCGATATGACGTTTTATACCTTATTCCGGTGTGATAATAGTCTTATTCCGGTTACTATTTGCTTTCCTAATCTCTAGAAGTATATTCCAGGCCGTTCGGAGTAGTTATATTATCCCGTTTTTTCCACTTTTCC